ATGCCAACAAAATCAACCACCGGAATTCGTAATTCGTCATTCGTAATTCGTAATTGACCCGCCTTCGCCCCCAACCGAGAGCTGTCATACGCCGGGCTGGCCGCATCCGCCTTCGCCCGCTCGTTGGTCGCCTGCGTCCCGTCAATCGCAATCAGAAGCTTTTCCGCCAGCTCATCATCCGCAATTCGCTTCTCCCCAATCCGCGTTCTCCCCTCATTCGCCGTGATCAACCCGCTCTGGAACGCCACCGCCGCCCGGTTGATCACATCCGCGTCATTCTCCCGCAGCGCGGCCACCCCGCTCAAATCATGCTCAAAATACAGCCCAGCCTCGCGGCTGCCCGCATATTCCAGCCAAAGCAAGTCATAGTTCAGCGTCTCGGCAATATCTCCCAACTCATCCTGCGCCCACAGTTCCCAAAACATCCGGCTCTGGATGGCCGCGTTTGCCAGCACACTCGCATCGCTGTAATCCCCCGCCGCCGCGGGTGGCACCTGATACGCCGCCATGATTTCCTTCGCCAGCCGCGCGGCCCGTTCCTCGCGCTGCATCTCCCGCGCCGCAAACGCCCCCGGCTTGTAATCCAGCGCCCCCAAAACGTGCATATCTCGCCCGGCGTTTTTCGCGTTGTTGCGCTTCGCGTCCCAGTCCGTGCGCATGTCGTTAAACGTTTTCTCGTCCACCGTGTCCGGGTAAAACACAATCCCGCCGCCCTGCCCGCCGCGCTGGTCAACGCTCGCCTGGCTGATGTCCGCCAGGTTGTAGCGGTTGATGGGGTTCAGCGCGGTCGCGGTTGGGCTTTCCGCGCGCGGTGTGCCATCAAACGCCGGGTAGTAAAACCGAATCACATCTTCGGGCGTGTAAATCACGCCGGTCGGCAGCCACTGGTAGCCCCGCACCCACACCTGCGCGTCCGGCAAAATCTCCACGTCATTCGCCGCCAGCACGTACAGTTCGCTCGGCGGCTGCCCCGGCGATGGCCGCACCTTCAGCCAAAAACACTCCCCAAAAATACTGCGCTGCTGCGCCGTCTGCTTGCGCAGCAGGCTCTTGTTCAAATTCAGCGGGTTTACCTCGCTCAACAAATCCAGAACCGGGTGCTCCGTCACCTCTTGCTTGTTCTCGCCCACGCCCTTGTAAAGCTTCAGCGGCACCTGGGCGATGGCGCTCGCCCGCGCATTCACGCAGTTCTTCGCCCACACATTGCTCTTAACCGCGTCCATCCACCCGCGCGGGTTGTTCCCAAACGTGTATTCCTGGCTGGCCCCCCATCCACCCAGATAATCATAAAAAATCCCGCGCGGTCGCTTCGCCGCGTCCTGTCGCGCCGCGCCCCCGCCTCGCAATGCCTGCCACGCTTCTTTTAATCCCATTTAGTCACCCCATGCAACTTGTGTTCGTTGTGTCGCGCTGTAAGCCAGCGCAAGGCTCATCACCGTATCGTCGTGCATCCCGCTCGGCGCGTTATATTGCACCCCGCCGCCCGCCAGACGCTTGCTCTCGTAAGATTCAAGTTCGGCAATCCCAATCGGCTCATCCAAAATTGTGACCTGCCCCCGCTCAAACGCCGCCGCCAGCGATTCAATAATGTCCGCCTTGGTCGTGCTCGTGGTCGTAAAATCGCGCACCCGGCAGCCCATCCGCCGCAGTTCATCGTTGTTCGGCTTGCCCATCGCGTTGGCCTCGCCCACAATCAGCGCGTTGTTGTATCGTTTCGCCGCCGCCGCGATGCGCTCCCTCTGTAACGAATACTCCGCGCCGTTAAACCGGTCGCGCCACACCACCGTCCGCGTCTGTGCGTCAACAATCGTCAGCACGGTGTAATCCACGCTCAACGCCCAGTCCAACCCGCCCACGTATTGCCGCCCCTCAATCGGGTCGCATGTCCTTGCCGTGGCCCGCGCCCGCACGTTCCTGAATACCCCGCCGCCGTCATCAATAAATTCAGCGAGCCACTCCTGTCTAAACGTTCTATCGCTCACAATCTCCCGCGCTCGCTCGAATGCGGCCCTGATGTTCGGATTAGGATTGGCGTTGCTTGGCGCGGTAAAGGATGCCTCGCGCCGCATACCAACTTTCCCGCGCAACCACTCTCGCCAGAACCAGTCTCTTCCTCGCGGCGTTGTAATTAAAATTGCATCGCCATCGTAGTCGGCAAGCGTTGGCTGTATAACATCCGTCCACGCCTCCTCTGCAATTCTCGCCGCCTCATCCAAAATAGCCAGATTAAATGATTCGCCGCGCATGGAATCGTAGTTATCGGCGCTGTAGATACCAACGAATCCGCCGCCATCAAAAGAAATAACGCGGTCGGTTTTTGACACCTCGCCGACCCCATTTGCCGCGCCGGTTGCCCAGCGCCAAAGTGGACGAGATTGTTTGTAAGTTGGCGCTATCCACGCGACCTTGTTCCCGGTCGCCGCCGCCGCTAACGCCAGTGCCCCGCTCATAATCGTTTTGCCCCAGCGCCTGCCCATGCAAACATATTTGTATTTAGCCGGGTGCTTCGCTATCTCCCATTGGTCTGGGCGCAAGCGGGGCAACCGCAACTCGATAGTCTGTCGCTTTGATTTCAATAGCCTCACCGCCTTTTCCTGTTATTTCGTTCCTTTCGGTGTAACCGCGCTCCTTCCCTATCGTCTTAAGCGTAAAACACACCGCCCACGCTTCGCGGTTGAGAACAGCCACCTTAAGCGCCGTTTCGGCGGCATCAATCATTTCACCCCGCGCATTGTCAATTGCATTTTGTATCTCACAATTCTCTTTTGCTCTTTTGTAGATCGTCCCTGGGTCGCACCCCAGCGATTTTGCGGCAAGATAAACCATGCCACCAGACGCGGCCAACGCGCCGATTATTTTTCTATCGGAATACCTTTTTTTATGTGTTGAATTTGTGGAATTGCCACTCATACAAAGCCCCGCCCTCTGAGTTGAACAGAGCACTCGCCCTCTGCGGGGTTGCGGTTATTTAGACCCGCCGCCGCCCTTTCCCTTTTTCCCTTTGCCCTTTTTTGCGCCCTTTGGTTTAGCCATCGTTACTCACCTCCTTCTTTTTTAATTTCTCCATCCCGCGCTTTCTCATCTCTGAGCGCGAAACAACAAACAGAAAGTTTGCGCTTATTCCGCTTTCCTGCAATGCGGAAAATGCGCGTTTTGTGCCATACACCAAGACCTTTTCCGGTTTTAATTCTTCAACCGCCTGCCTCACTAATTCCAATCTGATTCTTAAATCGCCCCCCCCGTCATTCACCGCAAGCGTCTGCATCTGCATGGCTACGCATGGCGCTTTTTTAGGAATACCGGCAAGCATGTAATCCATTTCGCCGGGGGCAAATTGGAGCGACGGTATTATCTTTATCCCAGCTTCCTGCCAAAATCTTCCACACCATCTCGCTCGGTAAACCTGATAAATCCTCTCGGCTTTTGTTAGTTTCCAGTATGTAGAAAAGTCTGGGGTTAAAACGGCCATCGGCTTCAAATTAAAAAGTTTTGATGTGAAATCTGCCGAGCCATCCCAAACTTCTTTTTCCCACCGATAATCGTCCGTGTAAAAGCCAAGTGCGGTTTGTTTCCAGTTAATTCCAAACGTGCTGTCTGTTCTGTGAATATACAAATAGCCGCCGTCTTTACTGGAGTAATCACGTCCAACCCACGTCGTTAGCGCATCCGGCAGATCGCCAAGTAAATCGTCTCGCAGTGGGGGAATGTCGTATGGAAGACTTGATTCAAATCTCAACCGCTCGGATGTAACTTGAAACGCAGACAAATCGCCGGGCATCCTTACATCCGTATCGACCCCAGAAAATGTAGTCAAATCAGGTTGCGCACCCACTAGACTTTTCAGCATCTCCGAGGTTGCCGCCTCGCCCGTCTTGACACTCGCAAGTAGGTTTTCTAACTCCGCCTTACTGGCTTCTGCCATCGCCGCAATTGGGTCGTGCGTCGCCAAAACGTAATCAGCCTCACTGTCGCTCAAATCGGCAATGGCAACCATATAGTCGTGGTCTGGAAGCAACTCTTGGCGCAAGTGCCCATCAACAAGGGTCAGAGCGCCCCCGTTTCGCTCAGAACGATACGCGAGCAAGACGCCAACATCGCCAACTTCGCGCATGACCCCTGCCAGCGCGTCTTTTTGCGCTTTGGGATGCTTGCGCCAATTTTTCTTGTTGGCGCGCAACTCAAGTGCCGGAATGCGCCTCACCTCGACTATTCGCTCGCGCGGCATCAGCGAGAGGTCGCCCAGGGTGATGCGTTCAACGACTGCCATATCGTTCCTTCTCTGCCTCAAGCTCTTTAATGCGCGTCAGAAGCTCGGCGTTCTCGCGTTCCAGCGCCGTCACGCGCTCTTCCGCTTTTGCCAGCCGCGTTTCCAAGCTGTCCTTAAGAACCTCAAGCCCGCTCACCCGTTCCAGCAACTTGTCGTAATCCGTTGATCGCTTCAATGCCTGCTCCGCGCTTTTATCCACAAAATCTGCCGTCGCCTGGGCGTGTCGCTCAGTGTCCTTCTTGTTTTGCTCCGCCTTATTACGCAAATGCAAAACCAGCACCGTGCCAAGCGCGCTCGCCACCGCAATCAAAACATCCATAATCTTGTCGTTCATCGCCTCAGCTCACTTCACCAATCACCCGCACCGGAATTTTGTCGCTCTTCGCCGTGATGGCATACACGCTCTGATTTACCACCAGCGCAGAAAACAACGCGCTCAGCACGGCCCATGCGCCTTTCTGCGAACACTCCACGCCCTGCAAAACCCCCGCGCAACTCAGCGCCACAATCACAACCGCAATCAGAATCAGCGTGAGCGCCATAATCAGCCGCTTCCACGCGCCGTCCAACCCGGCCCAGCGCGGCGCAATCCCCGGCACATACGAACAGGCAAGCGAGATAACCATCCCCGCCACCGCCGCCAACAAATCTGCGTTTAATCCAATCGTGAACATCTCAAATCTCCTTCT